GATTGAAGGGCGATTTCCAAGGTGGCGCGACGTGCTTGGGCAAGAGCTGCCACAGGCTCATTCAGTGTCTCGGAGCGACCTAGCTCACGCCGTGAGTTGTGCAGCGGTTGTGGCCACAGAGTCATCAAAGGGCGTGCGGTTCGCTTTCTCAGGCGACACGTTGACTCTTACTGCAAAGAGCTCAGAGGCTGGGCAGTCAGAGGTTGAGTGCCACGTTGAATCGCCTGCGGATCCCGCCACCGTCAAGCTTGATCCGAAGTACGTGCATCATTTTCTCAAGCCTTTTGGCCAGGACGACGAACCGTGCGTTGCCATTCATATCTGCAAGCCAGATGGCAAGACGGTGATGAAGGTTGGAGATTCGTACACGGGCGTCATCATGCCTCTGGCGGAGGACGCATGAAAGCCAGCGAAGCATCACGCAACCACTCTCGGGCTGATCTCGTGCTGCTCCACCAACTGTGGGCGGAAGGCGTTACCTCGTCAGAGATTGCCAAGCGGTTTGGCGTGGCCTATTCCACAGTCACAAAGTGGGCACAGCGGTACAAGTTGCCACGCAGGACGCTGCACCCAGCTGACGAACCTGAGGCACCGACACCTGAGGACGATGCCGCATCGCTAGACGGACTGGCGTTGTCGCCGTGGGTTGAGGAGCGGGCAAAGGTGGTGAGGGAAAAGCACTACGACAGCAGACGGCGAGAGGAGCCTTGCAACACGCAAAGCAAAGTCAGCAAGTGGCGTCACGGGATCTGCCAGCCGAGAGGTGTGGCGTGACAGAACACGGAAGCTGAGCGGCGGCCCCTGGCCGTCCGCTCCAGCGCCTGGTTCTCAGGTATGATTCTTCAAACCGAAAAGGAGGGATTTATGACGACCAAAGCGAAGGATGAGGGCGATTTGTTTCTTGCTGATTGGAATGATGCCTCGCAGGTGAACACCGTCGAGCGGTGGACCGAACTTTGGGACAAGTGGTTCATTTGCAGGTTTTCGGAACTCCGTAAGCAGGTCGAGATCGATGGCGGATTTGGAGACAACGAAGACGAAGCCCCATGCGTGTACGCAACCCATGACGAGATGGTGAACTGCGAGTTGGGCGGCGGTGGCAGCGTCACTCCACGGGGATCGCTGGAGAACGTCATTGCGTCCTACTTTGAACTCAAGGACGGCGACGAAGCCGAGGCCGCAATCCGAGCGGCAGTCGAACGTGGGATCGCCAAGGGGCGGGAGCGGTTTGCCTGAGAACGGCTGCGATCAGCGGCTCGTCCGCTGCATCGCTTGGTTCTCACGGAACAGGAGTCTGAACATGCGACTGATCGACACATCGCCATTCAACGATTTCGGCTGGGGGCCATTCTGGACGGCATTCTGGAACACGCTTTGGCGATGCTGGTGCTTTGCTGGATGGATCATCCCAGCCGCAGCATGGGCCAACGGCTCAAGAACAGGGGCGGCTGCTTCGGCTCTCGCTCTGGCGGTGGCTATTTTGGTGATTCGCAGGCAGTGAGAACACGGAAGCTGAGCGGCGGCCCCTGGCCGTCCGCTCCAGCGCCTGGTTCGCCGACGCCCAGCCGGGGCCGGAACCCTGCTTTTCCCCGGGAAATACGGGGGGTCAAAAAAATCTTGGAGCGGGGCTTGCCTTCCGTCCGACACTAGGTATACTTAGGGCATGACGCGGCAACGAGCCGCAAGCCTCAAACGGGAGACAAAGAAATGAACGCTCTGCTCAACAACGACCGCGTGGTGGAAATCAAGGTGTGCGATATCGTCCGGTACTACATCGCGAATGGTCACCCTGGGTGCAATCTGCCGGCAAACAACAAGCTTGGCTGGAAGTCGAAGAAGGCAGCGGAGGCTGCCAGCCTCCGCTGCGAAAACGCTTGGAGGCAGGGCCAGTGAGCGACCGCATCACCTTCCGCCTCGGCCCGCTCGCGGGGCCGTTGGCGGCTTACTGCGAGAAGCACGGCACCACGCCCAGCGACGCAATCCGCCTGGCCGTGTCGCGTCTACTGCGGGTGGACGCACCGGAGATGACGCCCGGCAACCCGGACATCGGCGAGCAGGCAGAGGCGGGGGCGGCTGCGCGGTGGAAGAAACGAAGGGGCCGCAAGTAGTCGGCGAACCAGTGAGTATGCGGACCCGTGTATTCACTTTTCTGGCCGTATATCCCCAAGCCGTCAGCGCCGTGCAGCCGCTAGCCGCAGGCTTGCCGCGCTAACGCGGATTATCTGCCGCATATCTCGCAGTCGTGTCACGTTCCGCGACAAGAAAACTTGACGTATGTCAAAAGCAACGAAAAGCGAACACTTTTGCATACAAGTGGGGCGGCCCTGATTCCTTGACACGTTTGCCATCCTCCTGGCTGTGGATTTGTTCCCAGTCACAGGAGGACTGCTATGCGTTTCGTTTTGCTTCTCGCCGCCCTGGCGTTCGCTTCGTTTGCCAACGCTGACACCACCGTGGTGGCTCGTCGTGGCTCTGTGGTAACTGCCCAGGATCATGCCGTCGTGATCGCTCGTCGTGGCTCGCTGGTTCACAGCAGCTGCGGGCAGATGGAAGGTATCGGAAGCGGGCCCAGTCCATCTGCAGCACGTCAGTCGTGTTGTTTCTTCAAGGATGCCATGGCAGGCCGCCGCGTCATTGTCGATGAGGGCGTGGCCTACTCGCCCGTGGCCCGTCGCTGGTTCGCAGTCATCCGCTACCGGTGAGCCTTGGCCGTCACGTTCTCAGTCGCAGGGCAGCCCGTCCCACAGCCGAGGCCGCGAGTCTCGACTGCGGGCGGGTTCGCCCGTGCGTACGTGCCAGGGAAGCACCCAGTGCATGCGTACCGCTCGGCCATCGCAGCAGCTGCTCGAGGTGCCGGGCTTACGACAACCGGCGAGCCGCTCAACGTGGTGATTGATGCAGTGTTTGAGCGTCCCAAGTCCCACCTACGAAAGGCCGGCGTGAAACCCGATGCACCGAAGCTGCCCAGGCCCGACGTGGACAACATCGCCAAGGCGGTGCTTGACGCACTGCAGGACGTGATGGGCGATGACTCGCTGGTGGGGCGATTGGTGGTGGAAAAGTCATACGGCCAGGAGGCACGGACTACCGTGCGTGTGTCGTGAACGAACAGCAATACGACGTTCTTGCTGAATACCAGAGGCATTCGCTTGGGCTGATGAGTTCGCACACCTACGAGGTGGACTCGAAGCGGCTGGGGTTCACGCTTGCCCGGTACAAGTTTGTTGCCCGTGTTCTCGCTGGCTGCGATTGGGTGCTTGAGGCGGGCTGCGGCGATGCGTTTGCCACACGGATCGTGGCTCAGTCCGTTGGCCGCGTAATCGCAACGGACTTCGATGCCGCGTTCATTGAAGAGGCCCGATCCCGGCAGCAGCCCGACAACGTGATGCTAATGCAGCACGACATGGTAGCTGCACCACGCTACGTGCCTGATCGCCTGCCAGTCGTGTTTGATGCCGCCTACGCTCTCGACGTGCTTGAGCACATACGCCAGGAGCACGAGGGCTCATTTCTCGGCAACGTGGCCCTGAGCATCGGGCAACACGGCACGTTTATCTGCGGCATGCCGTCGCTTGAGTCTCAGCCGCATGCGTCAGATCTCAGCAAGGCTGGGCATGTGAACTGCAAGACCGAAGGCGAGTTTAGGGCCACGCTAAAACGCTACTGGCGAAACGTGTTTGTGTTCGGGATGAACGACGAGACGTTGCACACCGGCTTTGGCCCGATGTGTCACTACCGGCTAGCCATCTGCACTGGGGCCAAACTATGAGCGTGTCCGTTGTCATTCCCACCCGCAACAGGGCGGCAACGCTCAGCCGTGCCATTGTCTCGGCTGCTTCGCAGAACCCGTTCGAGGTGCTCGTCGTGGATGACGCCAGCACTGATGACACGCCCGGCATCGTTGAGCAGCTGCTTGGCGTGTACCCGTGCATTAGGTACGAGCGTTATGGGTCCAAGGCCGCCGATTGGCAGGAGGCCATGGCTGGTTTCTATCGCACGCTCCAGGGCTCGCACGTCATCCAAATGGGCGCGGACGATTGGCTGGCCAATGGCGTTGTGGATAGCGTCAACCGTCACCCCAATGCCGCTGTAGTGTTCCACGACTACTGGGTTGCCAACACTGATGGCACGCAAATCGGTGCCGTCTCGAACGGCTTTGAGTCGGTGACTCACATGAGCTCGGCGCAGGTTTGCAGCAGGCTGGTGAAATACCCGTACCCAACAGAAACCGGCATTGGCAGTGGCATGCGTCTTGATTGCCTGCGATGGCTAGAGGCCAAGCAGTTCTGGCGCATGGGCCCGTGGTCTGACGCCATCGGGTTTGCCGCAGTAGCCGCGTTGTGGGGCTGCGTGTTTGTGCCCGGTGCCGGCGCGACGTTCACGCAGGACGATCACGGTTACGGTGCCACGAACCGAAACAGCGCAGATTCGATTCGCTACATGGCTGAGTGCGTTTCTTTTCTGGCATCGTCTGGCGTCCCAGGTGACGCAGCGGCAGCCCTGTGCAGAAAGCGAGGCGTCCATGCCTGAGATGCCATCTAATCTGTGGCAGCCGCACAAGCCCTTCACGCAGGACTACGCCCAGCGTGCCGAAGATGGCGCGGCCCGGCTGCGAAACTCAAAGGTGGCTTTCGTTGGGCTTGCCCGAAACTGCGCCGTGCGACTCGCCCAAAACCTTGGCCTGCTCGAGCAGCTGCAGGATCTGTGCGGCTCGTGGTCGCTGCACATTGAGAGCAACGACTGCGAGGATGCCACGCTAGAAGTGCTGCACGACTACTGCCGCGAGAAGCCGCAGGCGACTTTTCACTACCAGATTCTTGGGCGCGAGCAGCATAGTTCAGAGTTTGCCGGCCGCCGCACGATCGCCTTGGCGGAATACCGCGACTCATGCCAGCGGTGGGTGCGTGCGTGCTCGCCTGACGCCGACTACGTGTGCGTGATTGACTGGGATGCGTGGGGCGGGTGGAACCACCAAGGCGTGCTGAATGGCTTTGGATGGCTCGTTGAGTTGCCAGGTGCGTACGGCATGGCCAGCACGTCGCTCTTTCAGTACGACTTCGGCCACGGGCCGTCGTGGCACCACTATGACTTGTGGGCCTTGCGCGGCGTTGGGCAAACCGAGTGCTATTTCGACACGTACCAAAATGGGTACGGCGGGTTTGGTTACACATGGCTTCCACCGGTTGGCTCGCCGCCCGTGCTCGTCTCGTCTGCGTTTGGGGGCATGTGCATTTACCGCACCGATGCCTATCTGAAGGGAACGTATGACGGCGTGAGAGACTGCGAGCACGTTCCGTTTCATCAGAGCATTGCGAGAGCCACGGGCCAGCACCTTTACCTGAACCCGTCGCAGCGAATGATCATGAGTTGGATGGAGACTGCCAATGCGGCGAACAGTCTCAACGGCGTGTAAGTCCTTCCAGTCGTTGCTGGCGAACGTGTGGGCATCTGGCTCCACATACGCCGAGATGACTTCGTTTCTTGGCGTGAGCCGAGATCAAATCATTCGGCTACGCGACCGGCTGCACCTGCCGCTACGGCTGGACCGCAGCAAGCGAAAGAAGGGGCCACGGCACGGCGACCCGACGCCGGCTGAGATTCGCCAGCAGTGCGCCGCTATCAGGGCCAAGCACCTGGCCGACAGGTTAGCCGAGCCCGCCGACAAGGCTTATCGCAAGACCGAAAACGACTTTATACGTTTCCGGTTCGACGCACCGCAGGAACGTGGTGACGATCCGATTGAGGGCCTGATTGACGGCATGAGGGGCGAATGATGGCAAAAGAGAAAGACGCAATCGTTCGCCGCATCGTCGTGGAATATGGGCGGCTGTACGTCTATGCGTATTACACGGACGGCAACGCCAAAGTGCTAGAGGAAGAAGTATGGCAGCAGCCCTTTCGACTGGACGCCAAAGACGCACACGAAGAAGCCAAAGACATTTGGCAGTTTCTCTATCAGGAACTGCAGGACACGGTGCTGCACTCAACTGCAAGTAGCGACGAGGAGGAGGCAGAATCAGACGAGGAGGACTGAGCAATGCCCGCATACGAAGCAACGCCCGCCGAGCTCGAGCAGTACGGTGCCGGCCTGAACATTTGGCAACAAATTGCCCTTTTGCAGGCGTGGTCGCCGCTCATTGGCTACGGCCAACGACTCGTCAACGAGTCAGACCCGTACAGGAAGTCCATCATTGTGGCCGAGGCCGCCGAATGGCTGGCAAGTAAGACCGACGCCAAGGCTGACGATCAGCTGGTCAGGCTCTTAGGTGACATCATTCGCACGCCGCAAGGCGAGGCTGTGGTGCGTTGGGCTCTGCTCCAAGTGGAGACCGTCCGTTGAGTGATGATTCAATCATTCGCCTTGCTGCCGTGGTGGCGGCGGTTGCTTTGCTGGCCGCCCCGTACCGGGAAACCATCGCCGGCTGGCTCTCTCAGGCCGCCGAAGCCTGCTACGCCGAACGCTCCAGCCTTGGAAGAATCGCAGCGGCGTTGCTGATCATTGCGGCGGCATGGGGCCAGATCCCGATGCCAAAACTTCCGGCGGCTCCTGCCGTCACTGTGGACGTGGAGACTCCGAGCGTGGAGATGCAGCAGCTGGTGCGGCCAGTGACCGAGTCCCTTAAGGCGCTGCCAATGGGCGACCGCATGCTATGGGCTCAAACGTGGAACAAAGCCGCCACCGTCGTGGCCGGCGATGCCGTGACCACCGAAGTGGTGTTTTCGGACACCCGCTCGCTGCGCATGTTTACGAGCTTGGCTCTAGACATCGCATGGCGTCGTATCGGGCAGCATCAGCCCGGCGAGATCCCTGGCCTGCGTGACGCTGTGGAAGAGGCGTACAACACCGCTACTGGCCGTGACGTTGTGCCGGTTGATGCGGCAGTGCGGCAGCGGTTTTGCGACTTCGCCAAGGCTGTCGCCTGGGCCGGCATGAACGGAGGCTAGTCATGGCTTTCGTGCCGCTCTTTGGATACACCCCAGACCCCGCAGGCTCAGAGGCGTTCGTGGCATCACTGCCACGCCCGACGCTGGCGGAGGCTGGCCCTGAGCTCCAGACGGCTAAGCATGACGTGAGCCTGTCGCAGCTGCTGCTTAAGAGCATGCCGGGGTGGAAGCGTGGCTCTCAGCCAATCGGCTCGTGCGTTGGCTGGGGGACGGCGATGGCCGTGGACATTCTGGCCGCGTGCGACATCTGGCTGCGGAAAGAAACGGAAGTCTGGGGCGGCCGGTGCATTGAAGGCGTGGTGTACGGCCTGTCTCGAGTTGAGGCACGAGGCCAGACCCGCAACGGCGGCGGCGATGGCAGCACGGGCTTTCATGCGGCCAAGGCCATCCGAGACTTCGGCACGCTGCACTATGGCCAGGACTACGGTGGCAAGCGTTGGGATAAGCAACTAAGCGGCACGGAAGAGCGAACGCTTGGCCGTGACGGGCTGCCAAACAGCCTTGAGCCTCATGCCGCTCAACACAAGGTGGCTGAAGTCACCCTTGTGCGGAACTTCGAGGACTGTGCCAAGGCCATCAGCAACGGCTACCCGGTGTTTTTGTGCTCCATGCGTGGCTTCTCGATGACGTTCAAGAAGGACGCCAAGCACGGCGGGGGCTGGCTCGCGCCTATGGGGACATGGGCCCACTGCCTGATGGGTTGCGATTTGCGGTGGGATCGCCCAGCCTTGCGTGTTCCGAACTCGTGGTCCGACTGCTATGGCGGGCCTGTGGATGAGAAGGCACCGCCAGCATTTCAACGCACGAGCGGCTGGGTGGATGCGTCTGTAATCGATTCAATGTGTGCTGGCGGCGACTCATACGCCGTCGCTGGATTCAACGGGTTCCGCCCGTCTTTGATGCCCGAGAACTGGCTAGATGGGGTGCTGTAATGCGTTGGGTATTGCCTTTTGTTGTCGTGCTGATCGGCTGCGTTGCCACGCTGCCTGATGACCACGGCGTATCCGCCGACTTGGCCTGCGAGACGGCGCGAGTGGTTGTGCAGATGCGGGAGCAGATTCACCCCACGCCGACACCAAGCAGCGATCAATGCGACAACTGCAACGGCACCGGAAAGATAGGCGACGGCCGTATTGTGCTTGAGTGCCCGGCCTGCAAAGGCACTGGCAAGAAGATGAAGAGCGTCTGCAAGGGCTGCCCCAAATGACCCGCGAAGAACTCATCGCTGACGTGTGGGACTCGCTGCCGATGCGTAAGCATCTGCTCGGCCGCGAGCGTGTTGGCCGCATTGTCGAGCGAGCCTTAAGGGAGTGGCCCATTCCGGTGCTGTACCAGTGCGATGCCGGGCAGACGCAAATCGTGGCCAAGCACTTCGCCCGGCGACTGGAACGCCAGGAGCGTGAGTACGGCATGGGGTTTCTGGCCAGCATCATTTTGGCGGCCATCATCAGCGAGATCGTCAAGAAAATCGTGCAGCGGTGGCTGGATAATCGTGGCGAGATGCTGGAGGCGATGCAGTGACCGACCAAGCAAAGGAAACGCTTTACAGCATTATGGAGCGGTGGGGATTTCCCACTTTGGTAGCCATTGCCTGCGGTTGGGTGCTTCGCGCCGATGTTTTGCTACCTCTTGTTGAGGAGCACAGGGCCTTTGTGAAGTCATTGAGCGAGACGCAGCGTGAGATCAGCAAGGCAGTGAGCGAGCAGACGCGGCTGTTGTATGCCCTACAGCCTCGAGCAACGGAACAGCAGGAGAATTGACGCATGGCGATGAGTCCAAGACTGCTGCGGCCACGAGCAACTGGCAAGTATTCTGCTTTGCGTGTTGGATTGGTGGCATACGTCCCAATGAACGAAACGGCCACGTCGGGAAACGTGACGGCCGACGATTGGACACGGCGCGGTAATAGTTTCACCTCCAACAACACCGTGCTTTCCGTTGCCGGAAGGGTTGGCAACGCAAGGACGTTTGTAGGTGCCAACACACAGTTCTTGTCGTGCTCGTACACCAACGATTTGAAATGGCAGGAGGCGGATTTCACGTTGACCTTTTGGTATCTGATTCCGTCTGGTGCAACCAACACGGGATCGCACATTATTAGTTCTGACGGTGCCGCAAGAGATTCTCATTTGGTAATCAACACGTCTGGCGGTCGCCCGGTGGCTTGGTTGCGAATGACTGACAACACCGAGCAGGGGCCGCTGAACTTTGGCACAGCTGGAACAACAACCGCCGACACATGGAATTGGTGCGCTGTAAGAAAGTCTGGAACGGCCCTGACGTTGCGATGGAACTCATCTGTAACGTCAGCGACTCAGTCAACCGGCAAGTCTTTGGGATGCCCTGGAACGCCAGCCGGGTTTCGCATTGGTGCTCGGCTGGATAACTCGTCCTATTTCACGGGATACATAGACGAGTTTTGCAAATGGAGTCGCGCTGTTTCTGATGCGGAGCTCGACACGATCTACAACTCAGGCGCTGGTATTGACTTGCGATCATGAGCCAGACAACTGATTCTATTGACGCTGTCGTGAACGCTTTGTGGCAAGGAGTTGCTGCACAGCAGGACTCATATTTTGCTGCTCACGGCGTCTACTATCAGTTGATGTGGACTCATAAGCAGCCACCGTCTTCGCCGTCTGCTCCTGACAACCTTTCGCAGCGGCCAACGGACCAGCCAGCGGCGTCATTTCAAGGGCTTCCGCCGACAATGCGAAGCCGCATGAAAATCGACAATTACGGCAAGCCTGACGGCTGGATAATGACGCTGGAGACAGTCATTGACGGCGTGACGTGGACGAAGTGCATTGATTGCGGTACGGACGTTAGCAGGAATCAAGGCTGGAAAGACAAACCCTAACTGCAAGAACCGCTACGCCTTAGCGTACGTTGACGGCAGGCCACGATTCGGGCATGACCCGAGCCAAACACTAAGGAGCGATCATGAGCCAAGTGAAGATCAAGCGGAACTTTCGGGTAGTCACGGCCACCGTCACGACGGCCACGAGCACCTGCACGACGCTGCGAATGGAGGATATGGCGGGTGCCATTGTCGAGCTCCCCACCATCACCACCAACGCGGCGACTATCAACGTATGGGGCAACGACACCGACACTGGATCGTTCTGCCAGTTGTACGGCTCTGACGGCTCAGTGGCGTCTATCACGCTGGCCCCGAGCACTGTGAACCGCACGGCGTACGCTCTGCCTGATGCGTCCTATGCGTTCCCGTACGTCAAGCTGGTGGCAGCCAACACCAACGCCACGGCCACCGTATCGGTCGTGATGAAGTCCTAAGTGCCAAACCGTATTCCAATCCACAGGCCGCTGCGGTTGGTCGCACGCCGAAAGCGTGACGAGTCCAACAGGCCAAACGCGGCAGCCCGTGGGTACTGCGATAAAGCCCACCGAGCGTGGCGGCAGGCTGTGCTCACGCGAGACGCCTGGACGTGCAGGGATTGTGGTCGTGTTTGCGGTGGGCCCAAGGAGGCCCAGGCTGACCACGTAACGCCCATTAGCCAAGGGGGCGAGAGGTACGACGTAGGCAACGGCCAATGCCTATGTATCGCGTGCCACGCACGCAAGACGCTACGAGAACGCGGCGACCGGGGGCGGGTCGGAAGTATGGGGTGAGCCCCCTATAAAACCCCGTGGTATCCCTCTGCGTGCGTGCGGCAGAAATCCGACGCCGTTTTTGAAAGCCGAACGCGATGGGCCGAAAACCAAAGCCGACCGCCATCAAGATTCTTGAGGGCACCCAACGCGGCCCGGCCAAACGCGAACCGTCCGCGCCGCCCGGCACGCCGCCGATGCCGGAACGCCTGGCCGTTGAGCCGATTGCGGTTGCCAAGTGGCACGAACTTGTTGACATCCTTGCCAGTATGGGCGTGCTGACCACGGGTGACGGCGAAGCACTGGCCACGCTGTGCGAAGTCCACGCAGCTGCTCAAGCCTGCCTGCTCGAGCTCAGGGCCAGCGGCCCAACAATCAAAACGGATCTCGGTGGCGTGAAACCGAATCCCGCTGGCAGTCTGTATCGCGGGCTCGTCGTGTTGCAGTCCAGCCTGATGGGTGACTTCGGACTGACACCGAGCAGCAGGGTGCGACTTGGGACGAAAGCCGAAACGCCCAAAGACGATCTTGAAGCGTTCTTCGCCTCCGAAGGTGCCTAAGCTTTCGCCGGCTGGCGAGGCTAAATACCGGCGAGTGGTGCGGTTCTTTGAAGGCGTGCTGCGTCACTCAAAGGGCCAGCATTCCGGCGAGCACTTCAAGCTCTTGCCGTGGCAGCACGACATCTTCCGCGAGCTGTTCGGCAGGCTGAAGCCCGATGGCATGCGGCAGCACCGGGTGGCCTACATTGAGGTGCCAAAGAAGAACGGCAAAAGTACGCTGCTTGCAGGCATTGCCCTGTACATGCTCCTAGCTGACGAGGAGCCAGGAGCCGAAGTCTATGGGGCATGCACTGACCGTGAATCCGCTGGCATCATCTACCGCGAAGCCGCTGCCATGGTGCGGGCGTCACCTGCACTTTCTAAGGTGCTCGAGGTGGTGGACTCGCGGAAGACGATCATTCACCGGGCAAGCAACTCGTTCTACCGGGTGTTGAGCGCCGACGCCTTCCGTGCCGAAGGGCTGAACATTCACGCCCTGCTCTTTGACGAGCTCCACGCCCAACGCGATCGCCGCCTGTGGGACGCGCTCAGGTACGGCGGTGCTTCCCGCCGGCAACCGCTGCTACTGTCCATCACCACGGCCGGGGAGTTGGACCGAAAAGCGCTTTGGTGGGAGCAGAGAACTTATGCCGAGCGGTGTGCCGCAGATCCAAAGCTAGACCCGGCTTTCTTCGGCTGCGTATTCAAGGCCGATGAGGCGGATGACCCGTTTGCAGAGGCGACGTGGCATAAGGCTAACCCGTCGCTGGGGCACACCATCACGCTGGAGTCATTCGCGGCAGACGCACTAGAAGCCAAGAACAGCCCCAGCAAACTCAACTCGTTCCTGCGTTACCGGCTGGACGTGGCCACGGCGTCAGACGTGCGGTGGATCCTGCCAGACAAGTGGGCTGCGTGCGGCGGCGAGTTGCGACCACTCGACGGCCGCCAGGCGTACGTTGGGCTGGACTTGTCAAGCACCACGGACCTGACGTGCGCCGTGTATCTCTTTCCCGACGAGGACGGCACCTTTGACGTGCTGCCATTCTTCTGGGCCGCTTCCGAGAACGCCCAAGGCCGGGCACACCGGGATAAGGTGCCCTATCTTGACTGGGCCAAGGAACGCAACGAGTACGGGCCGCTGCTGCGGCTCACGGACGGCAACGCCACCGACTACGACACCGTGCGTCGAGACATCAACGAAATCAGCAAGCGTTTCGTGATTCGGCAGATGGGCATTGACCCGTGGAACGCTCAGCACATCTCGCAGCAACTGCAAGGAGACGGGTTTGAAATCGTAGAGTTCAGGCAGGGTTTCGGCTCAATGTCGAGCCCTGCCAAGTTTCTGGAGACGCTGGTGCTTTCGGGAAAGCTGCGGCACGCCAATAACCCGCTGCTGTCGTGGATGGCCAGTTCAGTTGCCATCGAAATGAACCACGCAGGCGACATCAAGCCAAGCAAAAGCAAGAGCACGGAACGCATCGACGGCATGGTTGGGCTCGTTGAGGCCGTTGGCCTCTGGCAGAAGGCGACGGCACCGAAGCCAGAACAAACCTGGGAAATCCACACGATATGATTGCCAACGCCGAGACGCCCGAGAAGTCGTACCGCATCATTGATCTGCGTGGCTCGTACGGCGACGGGTGGAGCGAGTCACCTGCTCGAGGCCCGGCCGGGGTTCGCATCACGCCTGAAACGGCGCTGATGTGCTCGGCGGTGCTGGCCTGCGTGCGGCTGATTGCCGAAAACGTGGCCACGATTCCGCTGCACCTGTATCGTCGTCTGCAAGAGGGCGGCAAAGAGCGTGCCCGCGATCTGCCGCTGTATCGGATTCTTTCGCAGGCACCCAACGGCTGGCAAACGTCGTTTGAGTTCCGCGAGATGCTGACGGCTCACTGCCTGCTGTACGGCAACGCCTACGCTGAGATCCGCAGCGGTTCCGCCGGGGCTGTCACTGAGCTCTGGCCGCTGCACCCCAGCCGCATGACGGTGAAGCAGCTGGAGGACGGCACGCTGCGGTACTGCTACCGAGAGCAGAACGGCACCGAGTCGTACTACCGGCAGGATCAGATTTTCCACCTGCGGTGGCTGAGCCAAGACGGCGTGACTGGAATGCTGCCCATCACGCTCTCGCGTGACGCTATCGCCCTGGCCCAAGCCCTTGAGGCTCACGGCGGATCGTACTTCGGCAACGCCTGCCGGCTGTCGGGGCTGATGGAAAGCGACAACCCGATCACGGTTGAGACTGCCGAGCGTTTGCGTGAGCAGTTTGAGAGAATTCACAGGGGCGCTGACCGGGCTCATAGAACGGCAGTGCTGCCGCAGGGTGTTCACTGGAAGGACGTGCAAGCAAGCAACGAGGCGAGCCAGTTCCTTGAGACGCGGGCGTATCAGACGGTTGAGATATGCCGGGCCTACCGCGTTGACCCGTCGTATGTCCAAGACAAAACCAAAGTGGGATACGCGAGCCAGGAGCAGGCCGCCATCGACTTGGTGCAGCAGACGCTGTTGCCGTGGTTTCGCCGTTGGGAATCCGCCATCACACGCGACTTGGTGACGCAGGACGAGGTGTACTTCGCTGAGTTCGATACCCGTGGCCTGCTGCGTGGCGACTTGGCCGCCCAAGGTGCGTGGCTGCAGACGATGCTCACCACCGGCATCTACAGCGTCAACGAGTGCCGCGAGGTTTTGAACATGAACCCGATCGGCCCAGAAGGCGATCAGCGGTACATGCAGATGAACTTGACCACGATGCAGGGCATCGCGGCAGATGCCAGCGTGGGCAACGCTGGCGAGCCCGCCCCGGCCGACAACCTGCCCCAGTCGTACACGGACGATTTGTTGAACGGCACGACGCCGCCGGAAGGTTCCGTTAAGCCTGTTAGCCCAATGCCACGCTCTCGCAAGCCCCGCAAGAAGCCAAATGGCTAAGTACGACAACATCGACTTCACGCCACCTGATGGTGTCCGCAAGGAGGCCGCCAGAGGGCTGGCATGGCGCGACGAGTTCAACCGTGGCGGAACAGGCATTGGCGTGGCCCGTGCTCGTGACTTGTCCAACGGCACGAATATCAGCCCCGACACTGCACGCCGCATGGCGTCGTATTTCGCTCGTCATGAGGTGGACAAGAAGGGCCAAGGATTCCAGCCAAGCCAAGACGGGTTTCCCAGTGCTGGGCGTATCGCCTGGGCTCTGTGGGGCGGCGATCCCGGCCAGGCATGGGCAAACAAACTCACTCGGCAGATGGATGCCGCAGACAACGAGGGCCGAAACATGAACATCGAAATGGAACGCCGCTGCGTGGCTCTTCCGCTGACGCTCGAAACCCGAGAAGCCGGCAAGGCGTATATCGGGGGCTATGCGGCCAAGTACAACGTACGCAGCACGATGCTGGGCACGTTCCGCGAGCAGATTATGCCGGGGGCGTTTACTCGTGCCCTCAAAGAGCAGGCGCACCCCGTCGTTGCCCTGTGGAACCACGACCCCAACTACGTGCTGGGATCAACCCGCAGCGGCACGTTGACGGTGGACACCGATGACGAGGGCATGCGGTACAGCGTTGAGGTGCCTGACACGCAGCTGGGCCGGGATCTTTCCACGCTCATCGCTCGAGGTGACGTGTGGGGCTCAAGCTTCGCTTTCGTCATTGGCCAGGAGTCGTGGGACAAAGACGAAGACGGCACGGCAATCCGCAGCGTGCATGAGGTGGAGGGCGTCTATGACGTTAGCCCAGTCCTGACGCCAGCGTATGAGCAGGCCACCACGGGCGTAGCAGTTCGCAGTTATGAGCGGTTTCTACAATCGCACCGACCGGCGCTGAAGCTGCCGGAACTTCGACGGGATGCGAAGTCTGAGAAGGCGATTCGTAGGTTTCTGAGGCAGCATGGCCACAAAGTCGGGTGATGTCTGCGGCCACTGCCGCTCTGCACGTCTTGGCGTGTATGCGTCTGTGGAAAAGGCGAACGTCTGCACGAGGTATCTGCGGTGCCCGAACTGCCGGCACACTGCGAAGCAGTGCGTGAAGTCGTGCGAGATTCGCCGGCGCTCGTTACCTAACTAGGTAACTACTCGCAGCACGCATTCTGCAAGGAGTGCCAGCCAAGGCTCTACCGTGCGAATAGGTCACCACCTACCGCACACAGGAGCCACACACATGGCCGCCAGCAAGGTTAAGGAACTTCTCGACGAACTCGCCGCCACTCTCGCTGAGCTCGGCATGCTCGATGAAGAGGTTGCTGCTGACGAGGCTGTTGAGAACGCCGACGCCATGCCCGTCGAGGGCGAGCGATCCGCCGTTGAGGCCATTGAGGCCCGACAGGCCAAGTACGACGCCCTGCTCGCCAAGGCTGAGCGGATCAAGGCCGCGATTGCCAAGAGCGAGGCCGCTGAGGCCCGCAAGGCTGAACTGCTCAAGGTTCTGCACCGCGCTGCACCCGTGGAGACAACCGACGTGAAGACCCGCATTGAGCCCATTTCGACCCGTGGCTACAAGCCCGGCATTTTTGAGTCGCCCGAAATGGCCCACCGCTGCGGCCAGTGGCTCAAGGCCCACTTCGGTGACCGGAACGCCCGGCAGTGGTGCTCGGACCACCTCGGCGCTGAGTACCGCGACATGGGCGGCCAGGTGAACAGCCTCGGCGGTGCTCTCGTGTTTGAGGACTTCAGCAACACCATCATTCGCCTTGTTGAAAAGTTCGGCGTGGCAATGAACGTGTTCCAAAACGTCACCATGTCGAGCGATACCCTTCTGGTACCTCGCCGCCTGACCGGCGTGACCTCGTACTGGCTGGGCGAGAACAGCACCATCACGACGAGCGACCCGACCGCAACGATGGTGCAGCTGGTGGCCAAGAAGCTGGCCTGTGCCACCAAGGTCAGCAACGAGCTCCTGGCCGACAATGCCATCTCGGTTGCGTCGTGGCTGGCACAGGAATACGCCACCTCGCTTTCGGGTGCGATTGACGATGCCGCGTTCAACGGCACCGGCACCAGCACCTACGGCGGTATCCGTGGCCTCGTGCAGATTGATGACGGCACGCACACCGCGTCGATTGCAACGGCAGCCACCGGCAACACGTCGATTGCGGCCCTGGACATTGACGACTACCTCGGTGCTCTGGCGAAGCTTCCCCGCTACGCCATCGGCACCTCGGCCTGGTACATGCACCCCAGCGTCTATCACAACAGCGTGCAGCGCATGATGCTGTCGAGCGGCACGGCTGGCAGCGGCACCATCGGTGCTCTGTCGGGCGGCAACACGGCTGCGAACCTCGCTCAGGGCACGCCCAACACGTTCCTTGGCCTGCCAGTCGTGTGGGTTCTCAAGATGACTGCGGCCCCCACCACAGGCACGATCGCTGCCTACGTTGGCGACCTGTCGCTGGCTGGAATCATGGCGGTGAAGTCCGACATGCAGGTTGCGTCCAGCACTGATCGCTACTTCGAGGCGGACCAGACTGCCTTCCGTGCCATCCAGCGGCTCGACATCAACGTGCACTCGCTCGGCTCAACCACCGAAGCTGGCCCGGTCGTGGCTCTTAAGCTTGCCTGAACCTGACTCACCCTTCCCAGGAGAACTTTGAACCATGAACCATGCCAGCGGCAATAAGAGCGTGACGAAGGCTGCGGCGAGCGTTGCGGCTTCGGCCACGCACTCGCACGAGATCGACACGCTCGGTTTCAAGTATGCGGCCATTGATGTGGTGTTCTCGCCGTTCACGGCGGCCACCTCGTCCTACGCCAGCGTGCTGAAGGTGCAGGAGTCGGACGCCAGTGGCTCCGGCCAAGCGGACGTGTCCGGCCTTTCGGTGACGGCTGGTGCCGGCAGCACGACCGGCGCGAACGTCGGGGCTGTGGCTCGTTTCAATATCGACCTGCGTGGCCGCAAGCGTTACCTGACGGTGGTGACGAGCCCCGGCAACACGGTGGCGGTTGTCACCAATGCCCGGCTTAGCAAGGCCGAATCGTTCTCGACTGACGCCACCACGGCTGGCGTGAACAACTACGCCAGCCTCTGACGCTGGACACGCTTGATAAAACGCCCAACAGCGGGCGGCTGGGTTCGCCCGGCCGCCCGTTTGGCGTTTACCAAGGAGCACTCGTGAAGTTTCGCGTAGGCAACATCGAGCACGATCTGCGCGTCGAAGCGGCGTTCTCTGTGCCCCGCTTGGGCTTTCAAGACAACTTCTTCTGCACGATGCAGAGCCTGCTGCCGCTGAACATTCGCCCTACCAAGTTCACGGGGGCATTCTGGGAACAGTGCCTAGATCGTGTCCTGCTGGACATGATTGAACGGACTGACTGGGTTCTAGTTGTCGATTTCGACAGCGTGTACGAGGCCGACACCATCCAACGGCTGATGACGGCGGCGCTGATCAGCGGGTACGACGCTGTGGCCCCGCTGCAGACGAAGCGTGACGAGGGCGTGCCTATGTTCACGCCCGAGGGGCACGACGGCACCATTGGCATGGTTCAGCTGCCCAACGCATGGTTTGAGGCGGTGATTCAGCCCGTCGAAACTGCCCACTTTGGCTGCACGCTCATTCGCTCGTCAGCACTCAAGCGGACGGCAACGCCGTGGTTCCTGGGCACGCCCAGGCCAGATGGCCATTGGGGTGACGCCCCTGCCGGCGAGGTGACAAGGACGGACCCTGACATTCACTTCTGGCGTCAGTTCAAGGCCGCTGGCAACACGCTGGGCATTGCCCCGCAGGTGGCGATCGGCCACGCAGAGTTGAAATTTACGTGGCCGGGAAGAGACCTCAAACCCGTCTACCAGAGCCCCAGCGACTACTGGAACAAGGGTGGCCGCAGGCCGCCCGAGGCGTGGGGCAGCATTGAACACGGGGAGATGAACGCATGAGAGATGACCAATCCCGTATCCGTTTCGTTCGGCCCTACCAAGCGTACAGACGCGGTGACGTGATCGTGATGGACAAGGGGCCAGCCAAGAGCCTTGTGCTGCATGGCTACGCCGTCAATCACGTCGAGGAGCAGCCCCTGCTCGAGGTGGCGACCGTTGAGCGCCGCGACGTGGAAACCGCAGACGCACCGCGCAGGAGAAAGCGCCGATGAGATACCGCAGCCTTATTCGCAGTACGGAACCCGCCAGCAACCCCGTAACGCTAGCAGAGGCCAAGCTGCACCTGCGCATCGACAACACAGACGACGATGCCCTGATTGGCAACCTTATCACGGCGGCTACCCGTTGGGCTGAGGATTATTGCGACCGGACGTTTTGTAATACGCGGTGGCAGATGCGCGTGGACTCGTTCTACGGGGCCATCGGCTCGCCGGTGCAGTTTGGCTTGAAGGCGGACGGCAACAACATTGACGGCCGCCAAGGCACCGTGCCGCAGTTGGACTTGGAGTTGCCACGCCCGCCGATGGTGACGGCCGGAACGGCCACGGCCATCACGATCACGTACACGCCCGCTGTGAGCGGCACCACGGCTACGTTGGACGCCACTGCGTACCGAGTGGACCGCCAGGCCACGCCGGGGGTTTGCCGCCCGCTGTACGGCCAGACGTGGCCCTCGCACCTTGTTGATCAGAACAGCGTCACGGTGACGTGGTGGGCTGGCTACTCATCTGATGGCACGAGCGTGCCGGCCCCGGTGAAGTCCGCCATTCTCCTGATCGTCTCGCAACTGTGGAGCAACCGTGACGCAGCCCAAGAGGCGGCCTTGAATGAGGTTCCGTTTGGCGTCAAAGCGATGCTCAACACGCTGCGGTGGGGGAGTTATTGCTGATGATGCTTCCGGCTGGAAAAATGTGGACCCGTGTGACGATTCAGCAACCGTCTCCAACGGCGAACGAAGTTGGCGAGCCGGTGCTAACGTGGTCCACCTTTGCCACCGTGTGGGCCGACGTGCAGCCGCTGTCGGCTCGAGAAACTGAGCGGTACGCCGAAGCCGTTGGATTCATGAGCCACAAGGTGCGGATTCGTTACCTCAACGGTCTCACGTCAGCCATGCGGATTGTGTACCGAAACAGGGTTCTGGAGATCGGCCAAATAACGGAACACGACAGGTTGGATTATCAGGAAATCGTCTGCACTGAAAAAAGAGACGCATCTTTCGTGCCCACTGTTCCTTCCGCTCCTGTGATTTATACCGCTAGGGATGTCGATCCCATTCAGTGGACAACTCCCAGTGACGGCGGTTCTGCTCTCACGGGGTACAAGCTCTACAGAAACGGTGAGCTAGTGGAGCCTGACGGCGGCGACGCACCGTGGACCGAATCTAGTTCGGACACGTATGTAGTCGGTTCCGTGATGCAAGTCCGCGCCGTGAACGCCGTTGGGGATGGACCGCTTTCAGATCCGGTAACGGTGGCATAAGGAACACGCCATGAGCCTGCCCGAAGCCCCAGAAGCATTTCTGTACGCACGCCTGACGAGCCGCACGGCCGTCTCTTCGCTCATCAGCACGCGGGTATACCCGCTGATTGCCCCACAGGGCGCGCCGCTGCCGCTGATTGTGTATCAACGGACTGCGGTGGAGCGTCCCCAGTCGCTCGCCGGCAACGTCGGCAATCCCGTGGTGACGCTGCAGCTGACCACGTACGGAACTTCGTACACGAGCGTGAAGTCGATTGCTCGAGCGGTACGCCTGGCGGTGGATGGCTGGACTGGCACGACGGCCGGCGTGACGATCCAACGCAGCACGCTACAGACTGAAGCTGACGGTGTGGACTTGCCAGCCGATGACCAGATGCTGCCGTACTACTCAGTAGTGCAGACGTTTGACTTCCGAATCAATGAGGCAACGTGATGGCACGAGAAGTCACGTTCAAAATCAACACGACGGCCAAAGATGCCCGCTGGCTCAAGGAAAAGGCATTGGCGGAAGCCTTTCAGGTTGAGCCGTCTGAGGTTGTGGAAGCCGTCGATCACGCACTGCAGCCTGCCCTGTGGGCACTGCGAAAGAACGTCTTAGGAGCCAAGGTCCGCACTGGCAGGCTTCGTGCGTCGCCCGGCACTGTTGTGCGAAAATATGGTGGCAAGTCACGGCTGACGGTCGTGGGGCTGGTTGGCTACAAGTCGGGCGTGGCCCCGCACAGCCCGTATCTGGAGCTCGGCACGCCCCCGCGTGCGGGCCGTGGAAAAGTTGTGGCCCGCCGGTTCGCGTGGCTGGCCTATTTTCAGAACAAGGCAGCCATGAAGGAAACCCTGCAAGCCAACCTTGAAGCCGTCATGCAGAACGCCATTGACGGCGTTGAGTAACTGCAAGGGTTGCCACGGCATCGCCTAGTTTGTGGATAGGGCTTTGCCGCCCATAACTCACTAGGAGAGGCCACGATGGCGACTGATTCGCAGGGCAATACGTTCACCTTCAGCGGCAGCACGTACACCGTCACTAGCGTCACTGTCACGCCTGGCGGCGATTTGCTTGATCAGTCGCATCTAGGGCAGACCAGCGGTGCCAATCGGCTCTTTCAGGCACCCGCGCTTAAGGACAATGAAATCTCTGTTGAGGCTTTCGGGACGGCCATTGTTCAAATTGGGACAGCCGGCGCACTCACGTTTGCTTCGGTGACGTACACGGCAACCGTTTCGAGCTCCAGCGTGGCCTACAGCGTGGGCGAACTCGTCAAGCAGTCGCTCTCGTTCAAGGTCGCGTAACGACGGGAGGCCGTCGTGGCAACTAGTTCGCAGGGCATCGGCGTCACTATCAGTGGCGACTTCGGAGACATTGACTTCGAGGAAGTCACAAGTGCGTCTATTGACGGCGTGCAAGCTGACACCGTTGAGGTCACTCCTCGCACGTCTACTGTCCGCAAGAAGAAGTTTCGGCCAGCAGACACGGACGACGGCACCGCGTCTTTCGTCATGCGCTCACGCAGTCAGATTACTGATTCCCTAGTCGGGCAGACTTGTGACCTTATTGTGTACAAGTTTGGGTTAGGCGGGGAGCAGTACTGGAACGGCGTTGCAATTATCCAATCGCTTGCATGGCGGGCTAGTGTAGGAGAGCTACAGGAATACTCTGTGGCATTCAAACTAGGAGCGACAACGTAATGCCGGCCCTTACCAAAGATCAGATTCTTGCCGCAGACGATCTCGGAATGCTCAAGCTCACCGTGCCAGAGTGGGGCGGTGATGTTTATGTGCGAGTGATGAGCGTGGGAGAGCGTGACGCCTACGAAAACGAGTGGATGCGAAAGAAAGACACAGGCGTTGACGATTTCCGCTCCAAGTTTCTGGTGCGGTGCCTTGTGGACGAGAAGGGCAACCGGCTCTTTGACAACGGCGACGTTGCAAAGCTGGCGGCAAAGTCTGCCAAGGTTGTTAACCGTGTTTGGCAGGCCGCTATGGAACACAACAACCTTTCGGATGAGTCGATTGAGGAACTGGCAAAAAACTGAGAGCCCGGCCAGACCGGGCCTTCTTGTTTCGTTTGGCGTTAGCGACTGGCTGGAGTTGGGAATACGTCAACGCAATGCCGGTGACGTTGCTGAGAGAGTGGATGGCGTTTGATAGGTACGTGGAGCCGTTTGGCAGGGAGTGGCAGCAGATCGGAACGCTTGCGGCGCTCACGATAGCCCCGCACGTCAAAGGCAGGACGCCAAAGCCCGAAGACTTCATGCCGATACGTCGGCCGCCGATGTCTGGTGAAGAGATAGCCGCAGAACTTTCAAAACTGAAACCGCCCACCCATGGCCAAACTTGACCTAGCCTTTCAGCTGAGCGCGAACGCCGATGGCGTAGCAGCTGGCGTTGCGCAGGCAGACCGCGAGTTGTCCAAGGTTGGAGCCAGCGCAAAGGCCACGGCTGCTGAGTTTCGCCAGGCGGCAAAGATTACGGCGGAACTGCGGACGCCGACTGAGAAGTACGCCGACACTATCGGCAAGCTCGACGCGATGATGCAGAAGGGCATTCTGTCGCAAGAAGTCTACGGCAGGGCCGTTGCCAAGGCCGACGCAGAACTGAAGGCGGCCACCTCGAGTGTGGACGATATGGCGAGAGCCGCCAGCGTCACTGAGCGGATCGTGAACGGGCTCAGCGGCGCGATCGGCGGGATTGGCGATGCCACCAAGAGCGTGGCCGATGCTGGCATTAGCGTCATCGCATTTGGCAAAGACATTGCCTACACGTACTTGCAGTGGAAACTCTTTAGCGCCATTCGCAACCCAGCAGGGCTGAAGGACTTTGCCGTTGGTGCTCTTAAGGGGGCCATGGCTGCCCGCACGATGATTCTGGCCGCCAAGGCTCTTGGCATCGGCCTGGCCATCAGTGGCGGTGCCGCCGGAACTACGGCAGCTGCAGTGCTGGGGCTGAGCAATCCGCTCATCGGCGGTGCCTTGCTGGCGATCAATCTCGGCAAGGCGTTTCTGAACGCAAAGGACCGAGCCTTTGAGATGGCAGCCGGAATCACTGCCGGAACCGTCGCGCTGGAATCGCTAAACGCTGAGCTTGGCCAGGTGCAGGCCCAGCAGGTGGACAACCTAGCTTTTGCCATGGAAGAGGCGACTGCTGCCGGCGAGCGTTCCGAGAGTGCATTTGCTGGGCTGGCCGACGTGTTCGTGACGCCGTTCATTGGAGCCTTTGCGGCCGTTCAGTCTGGACTTGCTGGCTTTACGGACGGCATCAGCGGCGTAGTTGAAGGCGTCACGTCGATTGTGTCGCCAATCGCTCAAGCATTTGCACCAGTGGCCACGCTGCTTGGGACGGTCGTGGAAGGCGTGTTGAAGCTTGTTGGCGTGCTTGGCGAAACCCTTGGCATTGTGCTCAAAGTCGCTGGGGCTGTTGTCCAAACCTTCCTCTCTCCGTTTATCGTCGGGCTCACGAACGTCGTAGAAGCCATCCGCAGCGGCATGAATGCTGCCTTTGGCTACATAGGCGAGCAGATTGATTGGGCCAGCCAGAAGATCAAGGATTTCTACACCTTTATGTCGAAGGTGCCAATCATTGGCCGGGCATTTGCAAGCGGCCAGAATCCTGCCGCCGGCGCTGCGGCAGACGCGGCAGCGGCTCAAGGGCCAACTGAAGCAAAAGACACCCTTGATCTAGATCTACAGATTTATCAGGCAAGGCTCGCAAACGAGCAGGCGATTGCCGATGCAGACAAAAAGTCTTCCCAGGAACGCGCGAATCAAGAGCAGCAAATCTTTGAAGCCCGGCGGGCCAACGAAGAAGCAATTGCTGACGCACAAAGGAAAGAAGAAAAAGAAAAGTTTGACTTTGAAATGAATATGCTCGCCGCCCGAAGGGAGAACGAGCAGAAACTGATTGAAGCAGACCGCAAGCGAGCCGAGGACGCTGCCAAGGTTGACGAGAAGATGGCCGCCAAGCAGGAAGACATCGACAAGGTAGTTGCTGAACGTCAGTCCGCTCTCGGCGGCAAGTCCAACGAAGCCTTGAAGGCCGGAGACGTTCGCTCAAGCGAGGGCATGGCGCAGTTCCTGGCCTTGGCGTCGGGGCGAGAAGATCCTGCCATTGCCGAGTATCGCAAGCAGACGCAGAAACTGGACGAAATCCGTGCTGAGCTTCGAGCGTTGCAGCAGGAAAAGGTGGACATCTTGGGGGCTGCAGCCTGATGGCCATTCTTTCCTATACCGAGCTTGCCACCGTTGCCGCTTCTCGGAAGTTTGGCGAGCCGCCCGTATTTCAGCGCAAGTTCGTTGTTGAGGTTGATGACCCGACGACGAAGCAGACCGACATTGCCAACTACCCTGGCGTGGTGTTCTTGCAGGCTCACCCGGAGGCGTCGTACTGCAAGGCTATGAACGTCAGCGTAGCCAACTACAACGGCTCACGCTGGCACTACGAGGTGACGTGGGACTATGAACTGCCGAAGCAGCAGAACGTAGACCCCAACCCGCTGGCTCGAGCAGACATCTGGAAGTGGAGCACCGGGGGCCTGCAAGTGCCGGCGCTCTACTACTACGAGAGTGGCGACGTTCTCACGCCGCTGCAAAACTCCGCCCAAGACTTTTTTGAGGGCGTGCAGACAGATATTTCGACGCTCCAGGCGTCCATTAGCGGCAACCGTGCCACGTTCGACTACGGGCTGGCCACGACGGTGACCAACGCAATCAACTCTTCTGCCTACCTTGGCGGTGCCCAGTACACATGGAAGTGCAGCGGCATTGCTGCGACGCCTGCCGTCGAAGTCGTGAATGAATCGGAGATTCGCTACTGGCAAGTCGAGGTCACGCTGGAGTATCGCCCTGACGGGTGGCCGCTCCAGCTGCCCAACGTCGGGTGGAACTACCTGGACGGCGGCACCAAGAAACGGGTGACGGTGGCATACGATCCAGGCAGCGGTCAACCCATTGAGCAAGTGCCAGCAAGCAATCCGCAGCCGCTCACGTCAGCCGGCGCGTTGTCCACGGGTGCCCCCACGGTCTTAGTTCGCCGCGTGCATAAGGCCGTGAACTTCCAGCAGTATTTCGGAACACCCACACAGCAGTAGGAGCAGCCATGCCAGACTTAACGTGGAACATTAACGCCCAAGTTACCCGTGGCAATCTTAACCAAGCCCTAGTGGCGTCTGGGGTCACTGCCGATTGCAGTGCCAGCGGTATCAACACGCTGACGCTCACCCCTGGGACAAACGCTGCCGGCACTGTGGCAATCACGACCGCCACGATGTCTAGCGTTGGCCTGTTCTTCGCTCGCAACCTGTCCACGGTGGCCACAGCGGCAGTTTCTTTCGGGCAGCTGTCCGCAGGGGCTCTCGTGCCTTGCGTGTCGCTAAAGGGCGGCGAGGCTGCCGTAGGCCGTCTGGCGGCTGGCAACTACGCAGCCCAGTCCAACCTAACCGGCACGCAGCTGGTGGTCAGTATCGTTGAGGGCTGAGCGTGGCTGAGCAGGGTGCAAGCAACGGAGCAGGGCAGGCGGCTGGCAAGTCGTTTGTGTCGTTCTCTCGCCCGGCGGCGCAGCGGATCGCTAAGGCGGTTCGCACCGTCGAGGCCGGCGACCGGAACCAACCGGGGCTGACGTTTGACCACCCAATGCCGGGCGGCGTGGCGGGCAAAGTCTTTCGCGTCTGCACGTTTACGGGTACGTGGAGCAAGAACTCTGCCAAGGTCGTGACATTTCGCGGGGTAACATCAACGCCCAATACTGCGGTCGCCCAAAACATCTTTGTGGCGATCACCGGAACTACCGCAACAGCGACAACCAAAAACTGCGCGATCGCAAAGGACGGCACGGCGTGGTACTTGATCGCTGCGGAGTGCTCGTGATGGTGCTACTGCCGGGGTGTGAGTGTTGCGATAGCGAGTGCAGTCAAGATGCTTGTGCCTGTCCAGACTTTTGCGCGTACACAGTTGAGGCATCTTTTGAAGGGTTGTCAGCAAGTTCCGGCCAATGCGATTGCAATTCGTCTTTTAAGCAAACCCTGAAAACTAGTGCTGCTTTTGCCTACGACAGCCTTATATCTGGGTGGGGCAGCCCAAGCAGTAAGGAGACTCGCCTTACTGCTACGGCTAATAGGTCATCCTCAAGCGCCCAGTCTGCGGGGTCAACTAGCGGAACTTACAATAGAGTGCCGACGTTTGGTGAACTTGAAACACTCGGGTGCTCAGCAAGTGACCAAGCCACGTTGCGGTGCTTAGATGGCGCTTACACACTAACCAGGGTAAGGGATGTACAAGTGAGCTACAAGGACACCCGCATAAACACCATCAGTTCTATTTGCATCTACGCTATACAAAAAGTTGAATCGTTTTCTGTTTCGGCGTCTTGTGAGCGTATGGGCGATCGGGCGTGCGTGCTTGAGCAATCGGCTGATTGCAGGAGGTATTTGACTGAGTCTGGCACTTTTCCAGCAATGACTACCGCATGGACCGAAATAAGTGTTATCGGGAAATCAAGCTATCCGACGCAGTTTGCTTATGTCGAAGGCATTGCGAACTCAATCGCAGCCGACATTGATGCAAGCCCTTTAACTGGAACTATTAGTTTGCAGGACTCGTGCAACCCACTCCCATGATCTCCTGCCGCCTCGGCCACCTTGATAAACGCTGCCGCGAGCGTGGCTACACGCTTGAGGAGGTGCGGGCTTGCATCGTCAGCCAGGACGGCGACACCATCACTGTGGATGAGACGCACCCCGCGTACCCGCGAGCGAGGCCCGGCCTAGGCGACATGGTGGCTGCCGGGCTGTCTGCGGTCGGCATTACCAAAGAGCGGGTCAGCAAACTGGCTGGCGGTGACTGCGGGTGTGCCAAGAGGCAGGCGGCGCTCAACGAACTGGGCCGCAAGATCGGCATCGGTTGACGCCCCCGCTACGGTGGTGCTTGAAAGGGCGAGCCGTGGCAGACGATCACGTTTTCACGCTGAACGGCGACGAGCGTTGGCTGCTGCGTTTTACCACGCTCAAGGGTGCTGCCTACGGGTACACGTTCAGCCAGAAGGCGAAGCACCCACGGATCATCCTTGACGCTCGCATGCGTGGCCGCAAGAAGCTCGAGGTGTTAGTGCATGAACTTCTGCACGCCTTGAATCCAACGCAGTCTGAGGAGCACGTCGAGCAGCAGGGCAAGGATATTGCCCGCGTGCTCTGGAGTCTTGGATACCGCGAGGTGAGCGATGGGCCGTAGCGCTGGCACATTCCGCAGGAAGAACGCATCAGACCCGTGGAACGTCACAAGCCTTGATGGCAGCGTCACGCGCATTGATTTCAACACCCGCCTATGGGTGCTGCTCTCTTCGGACTGGCACTGGGACTCAGTGAAGTGCGACCGCGAGAAGCTCACGGCGGATCTCACGAAAGCCCGTGAGCTCAACGCCGCAGTGCTTTCCATTGGCGACCACTTCGATGCGATGGGCGGCAAGTACGATCCCCGCTCCAATGGCAAGTGGGACGTAAGGCCAGAGTTCCAACGCGGCAACTACTACGACGACATTGTTACCCAGTGCGCCGAGTACCTAGAGCCGTACCGCGAGCAGATGGCGCTGATAACGCCGGGCAACCACGAGACGGCTGTGCGGAAACGCATGGAGACGTGCTTGACCACGCGGCTCGTCGAGCAACTGCGGGTGCGTGGTAGCAAGTGCAGGGCCGCTGGCTACTCGGGCTGGGTGATGTTTCGGGCCAAGGCCGGAAAGACGAGCACGGCCCTGTACCGGCTTTGGTATCACCACGGTTATGGTGGCGGGGGACCTATAACACGCGGAATTATCGATTACTCGCGGTACTTGGTGGACGTTGATGCGGACTGCATCCACGCAGGGCACGTTCATCAACGCACCATGGTTGAGGCCAGCCGGCAACGGCTCTCGCCTACGGGGCTTGTGCGGGTGCGGCCTATCCACCTCGTGCGAAGTGCGGCCTACAAGCAGGAGAGCCTGACCGATGGCTGGGCCGTCGAGAAGGGCATGAGCTCGCGCCCGCTTGGCGGTTGGTGGATGCTCTTGCGGTGGAATGTAGACCATACGGAGTTGCGGGCATCATTCCACGATTCACCAAGGGACGACAATGACGACCACGATTGAAGACGCCAACGAGTTGCTGCGTTCTGCTGTGCAGATCCGCCGTGAGAACCAAGCGGCAGGCAAGCCGCATGAGGAGTGGTATGAAGTGTCGCAGCCGGCGACAGAACCTAGGTGCTTTGATGCAAGTACCGAGGAAACGCAACACGTCGATGAGCCATTCATCGAGCACCTGCTGCACGAGCA